AAGCATCCGCATGGTGGTGGCAGACCTTATCCGACATAGAGAAAAAACGTGGGTTACCCGCCGTTAATGAACTACGTTGGCGCATGAATAACATCAAAGGAGAATGATTATCATTTACATAGGCATAGACGCTGGTTCAGTAAATGGCGCACTTGGGGCGATCGACCATGATGGGAATTATGTTGAGTCATTTATGATTGACCACAAGGACAAGCACATCCTCGCATTGGTGTTTAAAAGTCGAATCCTATCCATTGTTGACCCCAAAGAAGGCGCACAGATTTGCATGGAACAGGTTCACGCTATGCCCAAACAGGGCATTTCGTCAACATGGAATTTTGCAAGGGCAGTAGGGGTTATTAGTGCAGTTTGCGAATTGACTAACTACCCTTTTCACTTGGTAAGCCCTCAAAAATGGAAAAAACATTTTGGGTTAACTGCTGACAAAAATGAGGCATTAGACCTTGCAAGGAAACTATTCCCTAAAGCACCCCTAAAGTTGAAAAAGGACATTAATCGTGCGGAAGCTTTATTGATCGCTCGTTATTGGAGAGACCAAGTACATGGCACTACCCCGTAAAACACCTAATAGAATCTATATGACGCTAACCGATAGCGAAAAATTGATCCTAGACACTATGGGTAATGGTAGCGACCATGCTGGGATGAAGATCGCTATAGCATGGGCTGGACACTTCTATAACCTAGGCTTAGACCCCGATGCATCCCTAGACCATGTTGGACTATGCACCTATAACCTAGACAATAGCGATTAGACGGGTTTAAACGTGCCTAGGATCGATTATTTTGGATAACCTAGGGCATGGTAGCAACAGGCAAGAAAAAAGCCCCGAAGGGCTTAGAATTGAAAAGTGCTCACTAACTTACTTGCGAAACAATATTCTCAATAATAGAGCGATCGAAGCATAGATCATACAATTAACCCCTTAAAAAATGATGGTGAAAATACTACATCGCCCTCAAACTCATCAAGTATCAAATAACTATCATAGCCTTGCGATTCTAAATAATTTTCTACATCCTCAGGATCCATAATAGACTTCTCTTCTATAGAATTGATAATAACAATGGGATTAGTATCATTACCTATAGTGAATGATCCATGTGTCATATGACCAAACCATATCATTGTGTGCTTCATGTGTTTACCTCTTCTAGATGTTCTATCATGCAATATTCCGATATCCCAGCGTCATATCCCTTTTTATACTCGTTATAGTATTGATCCATAAAAGGGTTATGTTGAAACCCATCATAGAGTGCATGATAAAAACCTAATGCATAGGCCGCTTTTTGGTTTAATTCTATTTGTGTCATGGTTAACCCCACAATGCAATAATGAACATTAAGCACACAAAACCCGTAAGGCTTACCCCTACAATAATTTGATCGATTTTTTCCATATCAAAGCCTTTTAGTTGATTAATTGAAATTCTAGGTTAGTCAAAACCTAGACCATAGACCCCTATAAATAAGAGTCTACAGTCTATGCATTAATTACGGGAATAATGTATAGGACGTTCGTATAGACCCCGTTCATCCCTATATACCGAAACATAATGGCCATAACGCGTCCCATCATCATAGGTTAGACCTAGGTATTGATCATAGGACAATGGTCTACCATCCCACATATGAGAGATATTCTCCGATTCTAGGGCATCGGATAACGTGCTAAATTTATTTTGTTGCATGGCTTACCCCTTAAAGCTATAAACAGTTTGACCATTGTCTAATTGGTAAATATCCGATATTAATTCTCATTAACCCGAATGCTTACCCGTTGACTATCATCATGTTCCATTAAATAAGCTTTTCGGGTAATAGTGCAATATGTTATTTCATCCCCTTTTCGGAATTTCACCCCAGTATCGGCGCATACCCCAGCATATCTAGCTAACATTGTTTTACGCATAATGAACCCCTTTGATCTGTACAAAACCATTATCCTCACGTTTAGCTTTACCCTTAGCATAGAGTGCCACTACCACACGTTTAGGTTCAATATGACGAACATCGGTGTTATCTCCATCGATAACGTCCCATTCTCTAAACGTGCTGGGAATATCGGATTGTTTTTGAAAAACCACAGCTACACGGGAATTGTGTCTATTGGTTAACCCTTTGATAGATATCGGTTTTGGGGTAATAGCAGAGAATGAATAAGTTAGATCGTAATTCCCGCAAGTTTTCCCGTCTAAATTCCTAGATGGGTGTTTAGTGTAATCATAGAATTGAACATCAGGGAATAATTGGAAAATTGTTTTCCCGTCAATTACGGGTAAATTCTCGTATGGGATATCGGATGTCCCATTGGGACGTATCAAAGGGGTTAAACCTAAGTTTTGAGCCCTATTTTGTAGAGTCCAAATATCGGCGCATAGTGACAATAAAAAGGCTTTTTGGTTTTGGTAGTAAAAATCAGTTTTTGATTGTCGGGCTAATTGGACACTATTAAAAGCTCCACGCCCAGCAGATTTAAGACATCCATCAAAACACCCAGCGGCCTTTGCTAAGGGACAAATTACTTCATCGGGTACTAGATAGACAATACCCGTCAAATAACCGATTGATTGGCCTTTGATTGTTTTGGCAGAGCTTTCCCCTAGGATAGTCTTATAGGGTAAGCCTAGACCCTTTAGGATCGATTTATATGGATTTTTCATGTTAAGCCTATCAAAAAATGTTAATGAATTCCTAGGAAAAGCCTAGGTGCTAAGACACTCTACAGAATGCCCTAGACCCTAGAATTTACTTAGGTTGTTAATCTGTATGCATTGTCCCATGTTTCCATAAAAGCAGTAATTGTGTGATCTGCTACTGTTTCATCATCTTCCATTCCAAAGGGAATAACCGATGCCCAACCGATCACATCCCCAGCAGTATTTCGGATTCTCAGGGATGCTATTTCGACTGATTCAATGCATTCTATGATTGCCTGGTAAGCAGTAGATCGCTTAACCTCCCATACCTCACCATCATATACAGAGACAGTATGGCCATGCTTTAATGCGAATTTTACTAAGTGTTTATATGCTTTCATCTTGAAACCTTTTAATCAGCAGTCCAACATCGGACTCTATTTACTATGCACATACCATGCCAGTTTTGCACTTTCAGCAAAATCAAGCCATGCAATGATAGTACTCACTAACAGAGCGCACCAAAATGGTGAAGTTAGTAGACACTCTGCACCAAAAAAGGGATGTTAGTAAGCATTATTCACCACAATGGTGCAATCCCACAATGTGAAACCTAATGTATTGAATTCTGTATTCTGAGTGCAGATTACTTTTAGTTATTAGGTGTGGGGAAAATGGTGCATAGCCCCTATATGCGAATGATTCTTATTTGACTTTACCTAGATGCGAGTAATTATCATTTGCATCTAATGTTAGTCAGCGCTTACTTCGCATAAGTTAGTTAGTGCTTACTCCGCTTATGTTAGTTAGCGCTTACTTTGATGGGGGGGAGGGGTGGTTGGTGGTGAGTAAATATTTGTGTACCCTCGCTCCCACTGGAAAAGCCAAATGTAGTGTTTAACACGAACAAAGGCTTATCTGGATTAGGGAAGAAGGTGGTTGACAAATAGGATAGACACCCGTGAGTGGGTATGTCCTTTTAAAGGAGAGCCTCTCGTTTATCTAAGTTAGAGTAGGTTGTCAGTCCTTACTCTCCACGCTACCAGCCCCGTTCAAGATGTGAGTCTTTACTTGAGAACTACATGGTTCACTACGTTTATCCTACTTGGTCGGCTCAACCGCATAGAGGGGTGGGTGATGCCCCCGTTTGAGTCACTATACAAGATTCCTGTTCTCGTGTAAAGTATGTACTAACTTCAATCTGTTAAAGGACTTATCATGCCTAAGAGCGTTTACAAGGACAATTTCCCTGATATGGCTAAAGGTGTACGCCAAGCTATTGAAGACCGATACATTGAAGAAAAGACTATGCGTGGTGAAGCTGGAGGTGGTAGAGGTTTTAAGAATCCTATGACTGTCCCTGAGATCAACACTAGAAAACAATATCAAGCAGAGCGTGAAGCTGGTGACCCTAATGCTTTGCGCTTGTCATTTGATGAATGGAAACAGCTTTAAGCGTTGTGTACTTGCCTTGCTGATGTAAGGTAAGTATTACAACCAAGACGCATGGAGATTGGTATCTGGGCGAAGTACAAGCCTTGAGATCGAAGCGACCAGTTTCCAGCCGTGTTGGTAATGTGTAGCATTGAATCGGAGTAGATCACGCTTGCCCACTGCAAGGCGTGGCGAAGCTGGCGGCTAGAACTGTGGTGAAACCGCCCTTACCAACAATCCTTCTTCCCTTTGTAGGACAAAAGATGAACGTAGTAGATGCACTCCCTGATAACCTGAAGAAAAAGGGTCGCCCCAAGGGTTCAGGTAAGTTGACTATGGCTAAATACGCTGATGCCAAGCCATTAGCTTTGTTGCCTAAGACTGAGAACCAAAGGGTCAAGGAACTCAAGGAACTCCTGATAAACAGTGCTGGAGTCAATGTTGTACAGAAGACTGTTCAGATTGCTCTTGATGATGACCATCCTGCACAGATGGCGGCGTTAAAGCTATGTATGGATAGAATGCTTCCCGTTACTCTGTTTGAAAAAGAAAAGAATCAGAGAAGTGCCGTAAATATTACGATCTCAGGCATTGGTGGCGTAACCATTGGTGACAATACTGTAGAAGCTGAAGATATAGAAAGCAAAGATGTCTGACCTAAACTTTAGTCTCCTTCCTTGGCAACAAGAAGTCTTTGCTGATAAAACAAGGTTCAAAGTCATTGCGGCGGGTCGGCGTTGCGGCAAGTCTAGGCTCTCAGCCATTACCCTGTTAATTGAAGGACTGCAATGTAGTGCAGGGTCTGCTGTGCTTTATGTTGCACCTACCAATGGTCAGGCAAGGCAGATTATTTGGGATGTATTGATGGAGTTGGGGCGGGAGGTTATCCAAGCCAGCCACATCAATAACATGGACATTACCTTGATAAACGGAGCAAAGATTTATGTCCGAGGTGCTGATAGACCAGATACTTTGCGAGGAGTGTCGCTCACCTACGCTGTGCTTGACGAGGTTGCAGACATCAAACCCGAAGCATGGGAACAAGTTATTCGTGCTTCTCTGTCAGACAAAAAGGGTAGGGCTATGTTCATCGGCACTCCCAAGGGTCGCAATTTCTTCTATGACATCTTTAAACTTGGAATGTCAGAAGAAGACGAAGACTGGAAAAGTTGGCACTTTACTACTAAAGACAATCCGTTAATTGATCCTAGTGAAATCGAGAGCGCAAAGAAGACCCTAAGTTCATTCGCCTTCAAGCAAGAGTATATGGCATCTTTCGACAATGCGGGTAGCGATGTCTTTAAAGAAGAGTGGATTAAGTACGGGGAAGAGCCTGAGTATGGTTCTTACTTCATAGCTGTTGACTTAGCTGGATTTGAGGAAGTAGCTAGACAGGCGGCTAACTCGAAGAAAAGGCTAGATCAGACTGCGATCGCTGTGGTCAAGGTAACTGATGATGGCAAATGGTTTGTCAAAGAGATTGTTTTTGGGCGTTGGGACATACGGGAAACTGCGGCGACTATTCTGCTGAAGATGCGGGAATACCGCCCTTTGAGTGTTGGAATTGAGCGAGGTGCATTAAAAAACGCTGTTTTGCCTTATTTGAGTGACCTAATGAGGAAAAATAATGTATATTCCCACATAGTTGACTTAACGCATGGCAACAGGAAAAAGACTGACAGAATTATCTGGAGTCTCCAAGGAAGGTTTGAGCATGGGCGTATTGTGCTGAACTCTGAGGAAGATTGGGATGAATTCAAAGATCAACTTTTGATGTTCCCCGCCCAAGGTGTTCACGATGACTTACCTGATGCTCTCTCTTACATTGACCAACTGGCTGTGACCTCATACTTCCAAGACGACCAAGAAGATGAGTGGGAGCCTCTAGATATTATTTCGGGGATATAAATGGCAACAGACAAACAAGTCAAGCTAGAACAAAACGAGTTTTATCAGCCTACAGAGGCTGACGAAGAACTTACAGCATTTGTTACTGACCACTGCACTAAGTGGCGTGACTATAGAGATACTAACTTTCTTCCTGATTGGCTGGAATACGAACGCATCTTCCGAGGTCAATGGGCGGCTGAAGATAAGACCCGTGAGTCTGAGCGTAGCCGAATCGTAACCCCTGCTACCCAACAAGCTGTAGAGACTCGCCATGCTGAGATCATGGAAGCTATCTTTGGGCAAGGCGACTTCTTTGATATTGAGGACAACATCCAAGACGTTAATGGAAACCCCATTGATGTTGAGATGATTAAGGCTCAGTTGATGGAAGACTTCAAGAAAGACAAGATCAGGAAATCTATCGACCAGATCGAATTGATGGCTGAAATCTATGGAACAGGTATTGGCGAGATCATCGTCAAGACTGAGAAAGAATTTATTCCCTCTACTCAACTTATCCCTAATCAACAGGGTCAAGCGGCGATCGGAGTTATTGAGAGGGACAGGATTGGCGTGAAGATCATGCCTATCAATCCCAAGAACTTCTTGTTTGACCCTAATGGAACATCTATTGATGACTGCATGGGCGTGGCTATTGAGAAATACGTCTCAATCCACAAGGTTGTAGCTGGTATTGAAAAAGGCATCTACCGCAAGGTAGACATCACGCCCACCTATGAAGATACTGACCTAGAGCCTACCCAAGAGGTTAGCCAGTACCAAGATGAGAAAGTTCTTTTGTTGACGTACTACGGGTTAGTTCCCCGTGAATACCTCAACAACATGGAAGAAAACAAAGACATTGTTGAGTTGTTCCCTGAGAATTCTGCGGCAGAAGACTACACAGATATGGTTGAAGCCATTGTCGTGATTGCTAATGATGGTTTGTTGCTCAAGGCTGAAGAAAACCCCTACATGATGAAAGATAGACCTGTAATGTCTTACCAAGACGATACAGTTCCGAACCGCTTGTTGGGGCGAGGTACAGTGGAAAAAGCCTTCAATATGCAGAAAGCTATTGATGCTCAGACTCGGGCTCACTTGGATTCACTCGCTTTGACCACTGCCCCTATGGTTGCTATGGATGCCACACGCTTGCCCCGTGGCATGAAGTTTGAAGTCAAGGCTGGTAAGGCTATTCTTACCAATGGCAACCCAAATGAGATCATTTACCCGTTCAAGTTTGGTCAAAATGACCCCAATAACCTAGCAACTGCCAAAGAATTTGAGCGTATGTTGCTTCAGGCTACTGGTACGCTGGATTCAAATGGCATGGTTTCACAATCTAGCCGTGATGGTGGTGGTATGTCGATGGCTGTTGCCTCCATCATCAAGAAATACAAGCGTACTTTGGTGAATTTCCAAGAAGATTTCCTTGTTCCATTCATCAAAAAAGCGGCTTTCCGCTATATGCAATTTGACCCAGAGCGTTATCCCTCTGTGGACATGAATTTCATACCTACTGCAACTCTTGGCATCATTGCTAGGGAGTATGAACAACAACAATTCATTGGTTTGTTGCAGACTTTGGGTGCAAATACCCCTGTTCTGCCTATTTTGCTCAAAGGAATTGTAGGAAACAGCAGTCTGTCTAACAGAATGGAGTTGATTGCCAAGTTGGATGAGATGATGCAACCCAATCCTCAACAGCAACAGATGGAGCAGATGCAACAAGAGTTGGCAATGCAAGCGGCACAGGCTCAGATTGCTGTTAACACCACTCAAGCCGAGCAAAATCGTGCTGAAGCTACGAAATTGTCTGTTGAGGCGCAGTTGATGCCGCAAGAAGTGCAAGCCAAGAACATGGCGGCAATAACAAAGAATCTGCCTAATGAAGATGACCAAGCATCTAGGGAATTTGACAAGAGAGTTAGGATTGCTGAGTTGATGTTGAAGGAAGCTGACATTAAAAACAAGTCTAAAATTGTTGAATTGCAGATGGCGGAGAAAAACAATAAGATTTCAGGAATGGAAGAAGACTTCTTGAACCAACTTACCCAACAGTTAAATTCAGCCCAAACTGGTACTCAATAATGGATGTCGAAAGCCTAGCCAAAGAGTTAATTCTTAAGAATATGACTCCTGAACAGCAGATGGCTGTTTTGGATTCTGTTCGTCAGTCTGTTGTCCAAGCCAAAGAAGTTCAGAAGCGCAAGATTGGCGAGAATGTTGATCTTGTTGTCCAAGCACTCAAGAAGATTGAGTCCGACATTCGTTCCCGATTTGATGATGTAGGCAACTCCATTGAAAAGCGTGTTGCCTCTATTCAAGATGGTCGAGATGGCGCTGATGGTAAGGATGGTCGTGATGGAAAAGACGGAAAAAACGGCAGGGATGGAGCAAAAGGTGATCGGGGTGAGCGTGGTCAGGATGGGCGTGATGGAGTGGATGGTGTTGATGGTGTGTCTGTCTCCAATGCTCGTATTGATTTTGATGGTTCACTCATCATTACTCTGTCTACAGGTATTGAGATTAATGTTGGAGAGGTTGTTTCTCCTGACCTTGCTGAATCCATCAAAGTCATTACTAATGGTGGCGGCACTTCTCAGTATGTACTTGATACTCTAGCCTCTTTACAGACACAGATTACCAATCTAATTCCTAGTCAGACAGGTAACTCAGGGAAGTTCTTAACCACTAATGGAACAAGCGTTTCATGGGCTTCTGTTGCTGGTGGTTTGAGTTATCAGGGTACTTGGAATGCAAATACAAATACACCGACATTGACAAGCAGTGTTGGTGTAAACGGCTACTACTACATTACTGATGTTGCTGGCTCTACCAACCTAAACGGCATTACTGATTGGCAAATTGGCGATTGGTTGCTGTTCAATGGTTCTGTATGGCAGAAAATTGACCAAAGTAACTTGGTTACTAGCGTTGCTGGTAGAACAGGCGCTGTTACCTTATCAAATACTGATATCAGTGGTTTGGGTACGATGTCTACCCAAAATGCTAATTCTGTTGCTATTACTGGTGGAACTGCAACACTTACAAGCCTTACAACTCCAACTGTTCAAGCAACAAACTCAGCTGGTTTGAGCCTTAAAAATTCTGCTGGTACTACCCAGTTAAGCATGGGTGGTGGTGGTGGAGACAATTTATCTCTGAATGTATCAACAAATATCAATGGAACAAATGCACAAATTGATATTAGCCCAACGGGTACAGGTCATGTCCACATAAAGCCTACAGGAGTTAACTCAATTGAGATTGCTCCTACTTATGTTGGCGAAATAGACAACATGACCATAGGTGCGACAACACCTAAGAATGGTAGTTTTGTTGATTTAAGTGTAACTGGAACAACAAGTTTTGATGGCAGTCAAGGCACTGTTGGACAAGTTCTTACTTCTGCTGGAACAGGTGCTACCCCTACTTGGACAACACCAACAACAGGAACAGTTACCTCTGTAACAGCTACTTCTCCTGTTGCGTCTAGCGGTGGTACTACTCCTGCAATATCTTTGTCTGCTGGTTACGGCGATACACTAAATCCTTATGCTTCTAAGACTGCAAACTTTGTCTTATCAGCACCTAATGGGAGCGCTGGTGTGCCTACATTCAGGGCGATTGTTGCCGCTGATATTCCTACTTTAAATCAAAATACTACGGGTACGGCGGCATCTACTCCTAAGTTACTTACTACCAATTTCACTATTGAGGAATCAGGTGGTAAATTGCTATTTAAGAATGGTGCTACTACAATTGCATCAATGTCGTCAACGGGAATCATTACATCTGCGGCTAATATTGTTGCAAATGGAACACCTTAAAGGAAAGTAAATCATGGCAACACAAGTAACGCTTAATTCAGGCTCAGTTGATAGTGCTGGTAGCCTTGCATTTAAAACAAATGGAACGACAACCGCTGTCACTATTAACTCAAGCCAAGGCGTAGAGTTTAACGCTGGCGCAGTAGGTACGCCATCTATCACCACTACAGGAGACACCAACACCGGTATCTTCTTCCCTGCCGCTGACACAATTGCTTTTACTGAGGGCGGTGTGGAGGCCATGCGGATTGATAGTTCTGCGAGAGTGGGGATTGGTAAAACGCCTACAAATAAGACATTAGAGCTTTTTGCAGCTACAAATACAGGATTAAGAATTCAAAACAGTGCGACCGGAACAACCGGTGGTGATGGTTTATTAATAGAAATGAGTGGTTCTGATGCTTTGTTTGTAAACTACGAATCAGCCAACTTGGTTTTTTCTACGGCAGGCAATGAACGTATGCGTATCGACTCCAGCGGTAACTTGCTGGTGGGGAAAACAGCGACAGGCTTAGCATCATCAGGCTTTGAGGCAAGCGCAACAGGGATGACTGCAAGTAATTCTGGGGCAGAAGCGGCTAATTTCAACAGGAATACATCAGACGGAACAGTTGTACTTTTCAGAAGGTCATCTACTAGTGTAGGAACAATTGGCGTTACCACTACTGCTACCTCTTACAACACCTCTTCCGATTATCGCCTAAAAAATAGTATTGCCCCTATGACAGGCGCACTAGCAAAGGTGGCCTTGCTCAAGCCATGCACTTATAAATGGAATGTAGATGGCTCGGATGGTCAAGGATTTATTGCTCATGAGTTGGCTGAAGTTGAATCAGGCTGTGTTAATGGTGAAAAAGACGCAGTAGATTCTGAAGGCAATCCAGTCTATCAAGGTGTTGACACAAGCTTCTTGGTTGCCACATTGACAGCCGCCATCCAAGAACTCAAGGCATTGGTAGATGCCCAATCTAGCACCATCACAACCCTGACGGCACGAATCACAGCATTGGAAGCAACTTGACCCCTGAACTACAAAAGTATTACGAGTCCCGATTTGAAATGATGGGGATGGATGGTTGGAAGGATTTGTGCATAGATATTGACATTATGATAGAGTCACTCAATAATCTAAGCGTTATTCCTGATGAAAAGACCTTGATGTTCAAAAAAGGTGAACTTTCCATCTTGACTTGGCTGAAAACCTTGAAAGAGGTCAGTGAACGAGCCTACGAGGAATTGAATGAAAAGAATGTATGAATTTGTCTGCGAAAGTGGACACAGAATTGAGAGGTACTGCGATTATGAGGCGCAGGAAACTCAGTGTGAGTGCGGTGGTACAGCCAGTCGCACAATCTCTGCTCCAAGCATTAACTTGGAAGGTTGGTCTGGTCATTTTCCATCTTCATGGATGAAATTTGACAAGAAACATCGTGATAAGTTGGTGCAAGAGCGTAAAACCGCAACATAAGCATTTATGCCGTTGTGTCATCCTAGAACCCAAAAGTGGCAGGAAAAAGGAAAAATATGTTGATAGATAACCCAGATGAGATGTTAGGTGAGTTAGACGTTGTTGAAAAGCAGAAACTTGAAACCAGTATTGAGCCGATAAGTAATGACATTCCCGACAAGTATCGGGGTAAAGAACTGTCAGACATTATCAAGATGCACCAAGAGGCTGAAAAGCTAATTGGAAAGCAAGCCCAAGAAGTTGGTGAAGTACGCAAATTAGCAGACGAACTTATCAAGCAAAACCTTGCTGGCAAACCTCAACCTATTAAAGAGGAAGAACCTGAAGTAGATTTTTTTGAGAATCCACAGGCGGCGGTTCGTAAAACTGTTGATAACCATCCTGATGTACTTGCGGCTAGACAAGCTGGTCAAGAGTTCAAAAAGATGCAAATTCAGCAAAAGCTGGCGGCAGAGCATCCTGATTTTGGTCAGATTGCTCAAGATGCAGACTTTGTAAATTGGGTGAAATCTTCACCTATTCGCATTGGTTTGTACGCTAAAGCTGATGGTGAGTTTGACTATGACAGTGCTAATGAATTGCTGAGTACCTACAAGCAGTTGCGTGGCGTTAAGACTAAACAGACTAATGATGCAGGGGAAACTCAGCGTAAGTCAAACCTTAAAGCGGCGACAGTTGATGTGGGTGGCAGTGGGGAGTCTGGAAAGAGAGTTTATCGCAGGGCAGACCTTATTCGGCTGAAGATGACTGACCCAAACCGCTACGATGCCTTGAGTGACGAGATCATGCAAGCGTATCAAGAGGGTAGGGTCAAATAACTTAACTTTTGATTTTATTGGAGTACACAAATGGCAACATCATTTTCCCCCACAAACTCAGTCACAGTAACAACTGCTGACAAATTCATTCCTGACATTTGGTCAGATGAAATCGTAGCGTCTTACAAGAAAAACTTGGTTCTTGCTAACCTAGTTATGAAGATGAACTTCAAGGGCAAGAAAGGTGACACTGTTCACATTCCTGCACCTACCCGTGGTTCTGCTTCTGCTAAAGCCGCTGAGTCAGCAGTAACTTTGATTGCCGCTACTGAGTCTGAAGTCACTGTATCTATCAACAAGCACTATGAATATAGCCGCTTGATTGAGGATATTGTTGAAGCACAGGCTTTGAACTCTATGCGTCAGTTCTATACCTCTGATGCTGGTTACGCCTTGTCTCGCCAAGTTGACACCGACTTGATTCAGTTGGGTCGTACAGCTAATGGCGGTTCTACTGGCGCTCAGTATGGTTCTGCTTTCATCGGTGGTGATGGTACAACTACCTTTGACTACACCGCAAACACCAACGCTGGTAATGCGTCTGCTCTGACTGATTCGGCTATTCGCCGCACCATTCAGCGTTTGGATGACAACGATACTCCTATGGACAATCGTTTCTTCCTGATTCCTCCCTCAAGCCGCAACACTTTGATGGGTCTGGCTCGTTACACCGAACAAGCATTTGTTGGTAATGGCGATGCTATCCGCAATGGTGAAATTGGTAACCTGTATGGTATCCCTGTGTTCACTTCCAGCAACGCTGATTCAGCATCTGCTACAGCCGCTTTCCCAACTAGCGGTTCTGCTATTGCTCGTGTCTGCTTAATGGGTCACAAGGACTCTATGGTTCTGGTTGAGCAAGTTGGTGTACGTTCACAAGTTCAGTACAAACAAGAGTATTTGGCTACTCTGTTTACATCTGACACTTTGTATGGCGTTGCCGCTTTGCGTAATGCCGCTACTGTGGGTGCGGCTAAGTCC